TTCTCATCGAGCTGGAACGCGGCGGCCTGCGCCTCGAGCATCGTGTCGAAGGTTTTCTCGGTGGCGTCCGCATCGTCGAGCGAGCGGAAAAAGCGCAGCTCCCAGCGGTGCGTGACCTCGAAGCGCCCGAGGCCCGGCGAGGTGCGCTCGGTGCCGCGCAGCGCGATGAAGCCGCCGCTCAGGCGTCCGGCGTTCAGATAGAGCGCGAGCAGCTTCGAGGCGTCCTTGTGGTAGCGCTCGTAGTCGTTGATCGTGCCCGCGTCGGCCACGGCCGCGGCCTTCACGCGGATCGCCTCGCGGATCTGCGCCACGGTGGGCATCTCAGGCCTTCTCCAGGCGCGCGGCGATGCGCCCCATCGCGCGGTCGAACATCGCCCGCACCTGCGGCTCCATCGACTGGAACGCGCGGCCGAAGGGCCGCTGCTCCTTCGTGCCGCGCATGGCGATCTTGCGCGCCACGGCGAAGGCCGCGCCGCGCGCCGCCTTGTCGCCCGAGATCCCGAACTTCACCTTGACCCAGTCGATCAGCGGCTCGATCGGCGGAAAGTGCGGCCGGCTGCCGAGCTCCACCGGCACGATGTAGTTGAGCGGCGTGCCGACCAGGCCGATCACGCCCTCGTCGTTCACGCGTTCCTCGTGGAACACGCTCGCGCGGAGCGTCCCGTGCGCGGTGGGCATGTTCTCCTTCACTTCGCGCTCGAGCAGCAGATCCGCCTCGGTGACCGCGGCCTCCAGCTCCTCGATCACCACCGCCGGGCCGCGCGCGAGCTGGGCCTCCAGCTCGCGCATGCCATCGACGTTGATCTCGTAGGCGAGCATCAGCGGAACCTCGCGCCGTGCAGGAGGCGGTCCTGGCCGCGGCTGTCGGCGATGTCCAGGTTGACCACCACGCCGGCTGGCGCGGACTTCTTCTCCTCCACGCCGATCTCGTCCTGGTAGCGCTTGCGCAACGAGCGGGCGCGCGCCGAATAGTCCTGCGCCTTGGTCGTCTGCTGCACGCTGTCGGCCTGGATCGAGGAGTCGGTGCCGCCGGAGTAGAACGCGGCGAGTTGATCGCACAGCAGCGCGGCCGCCCAGCAGGCCACCGGCTCCCTGTGCTGCAGCGGGATCGTGTCCACCGCCGCGTCCACCTGGTGCTTGATGGTGAACTTCGAGCGCACGCTGTTCGCCGCCACGGCCACGCCGTCGAGCAGCTGGATCTTCACCGCGGCCGGATCGCGGTAGAGCGCGTAGCGGTCCTGGCCGATGAGGCTCGGCGGGATGTCGCCGATCGGGTGCTCGAGCTCCAGGAGCAGCGAGAAGTCGTTCTCCCAGGCCGCGGGCAGCGGCAGGAGCTGCGAGCTCGCCGGGGTCACGTCCTGCACCTTCTCGACCGGCTTGTCGCTTGAGTAGCGCAGCACCGCCGCCGCGATCGCGCGGTCGCGCTCGGCCACCGCGATCTTCGCGGCGTCGTCGCGCATGAGATCGGTGACGAGGGTCTGGTAGTCGATCAGCATGGGCGGAAGAAAAGGGCGGGACGCTCGCGCGGCCCGCCCTTTGAGTCGGGCTCCTCGTCCAGGAAGGCCGCGCTAGTTTCGGACCACGGTCAGGAGCACCGTGATGTCGTCCCACGTCGGGGTGGTGCCGCCGATGGTCAGGGTCATCGTGATCACCGATTCATCCTCGAGCGTCGGCACCGTCACGGTTCCCTCGGCCACCGCGCCCGCGGTCACCGCGATCGGCGCCGAGAGCACCGTCACGCCGCCCTTGAGCACGTCCACGGTCAGGGTGGGGGTGGTGCCGCCCGAGGCCCGCGCGCTCGCGCTGACGCCCACCAGGCGCGCCTTGAAGGGGATCGCGAAACGCACCACGTTGGTGGTGGTGGTGGTCCACTGTTTCGAGATCTGTATCGGGATGACGTAGACCGGCGTCGCGAGCGAGTAGTTGGTGGTCGCGGCGAATGCCGGCGGCAGGGCGAACAGCGCGCCGAAGGCGGCGGCCGCGATGACTGCGAGTGCGATGAGGCTGTGCTTGTGGCTGCGGAACATCTGGTTCTCCTGGTTGGTTCTCTTGCCCGCTGCGCCCCGCCAGGGCCGAAACCCTGGCGGGGGTGCTACTGCTCGCGGTGGTGGTATTGGTTGCTCGTCTCTCCGATCAGGCGACGACCGACTTATCCCAGCCGCGGTATTCCACGACGTTGCCGCCGTAGATGTGCCGCAGCTTGTAGGTCACCTTGTCGTTGGTGAACATCGAGCCTTGCGTGGGCTGGTCCTGCACGAAGAACTCGGGCTCCTCCTGGCCATCGAGGAAGCCGATCTCGATTCCTGGGATGTCGAGCGGGTCGGCCGCCAGCGCCCAGTCGTTCGCATCGGTCCAGTACCACACCGGGATGATCTCGAGCGACATCGAGTTGACAAAGGTCTTGTCCAGGTTGGTGTTGCGGTTGAACAGATTGACCGCACCCTCCTGGCCGTCCACCGCAACGACCACGAACTTCGGCCCGATGCCCAGGCGCTCGGCCGAGTTGAGCTCGGCCTGTTTCAACATCGAGAGGCGCCGCGCCGCGAGCGAGGTCGCATCCAGCGCCGCCGAGCCCAAGTTGCCGTGCGAGGCGTGGAAGAACGCCACCGCGTCGTAGATCGCCGGGTTGGTGCGCACGAAGTCGAACACGAACTTGCCCAGCGTGCGCTGCGCGGAGCGCGAGAGCTTGGTCGGGATCTGCCGGATCGCGCCAACATCGTCGTTCTTGACCATCTCCAGCGTCACGTCCTCCGTGCCGCCGCGCTTGGCGATCGCGTAAGTCGCCTTCTCGTCGGTCGGCGAGGCCATCGCCGCGTATGGATCGCCCTGCGCGACGATCGGCAGGTCGCCGTAGCCGCCCCAGCGCGTGCGCTCGTTGGTGCGGAAGTCGTTCACCGGCACCACGTTCACCACCGGGCGCCACACGCCGTACTGGTTCGGGGTGCGATAGTCGGCCACCGCGCGGCGCGTGATCGCGTTGCCGAGCACGTTGGCCCAGCTCGTCGAGTCGAGCGACTCGCGGTAGGCCTCGCCCACCGCTTCGGCCAGGCGCGAACGGTCGACCGCGTCCCAGCGGCCGGTGACCTTGCGGTCGCCGGTGATCTCGGCGTAGCACTCCTTGAACGACTGCGCCGAACGATGATCCTTGTGCTTCGGATCGAAGAACGCATCGAGCATGCCGGCGATCTTCACCGAATTGTCCGCGACCTCTATGTCCAGGCCCGGCATCTGCACCCGGCCGGACTCGGTGAAGCGCGCCAGGTACTCGCGCTCGGATTTGATCTCGGTGTCGACCTGGCCCTTGTCGAAGGCGGCGAGCGCGTCGAAGCGCGCTTGCAGGCGCTGGCGCGCGAGCTCGGGGAGCTTCGAGCCGGCGAGCGCGCCGTGCACGTAGTTGCGCGCCTCGATCATGCGCGCCTCGCCCAGGGTCAGCGGGCGGTTGAGGTCCTCCGCTGGCGTGGCGGATGCCGCCAGCGCCGCCGGTGCCGCCGCCGGAGCGATCGCCTCGGCGTAGCGCTGCTCGAGCTCCTCGTCGGTGATGGTCTCGGCGTTGATCTTGGCGTAGAGCTCGGGCTTTTTCGCCTTGATGGTCTCGAGCATGCGTTTTTTCATCGGGTCTTGCTCCTTCGGGTCGGCGGCTTCGGTCATGCGAACCAGCGCGCCGCCAGCGCTGGGCTCGACGATGAGATCCAGGGAATGCACCTTCGTGATTTGCTTGGCGATGCGGCGCGCGCCATCGCGCGCGGTCTTGGCCACCAGGTCCACCGACAGGCCGACCAGGTCGCGCTTGCCGCGCTTCCAGGCATCGGCGATGGTCTCGCGCAGCTGAGTCGCGCCGGCCGCGAAGTTGAGCGTGCCGGCGACGTGGCCGCCGTCTGGCTTCTTGCCCTCTACGAAACGCGCACCGGAGATCCAGCCCGCGATCTTGTTCACGTCGTTGCGCGCGCCCTTCAGGTGATCGTCGTTCGATTTGGCATAGACGTTCATGCCCTCGAACATATGCGCCGCCTCGCGCAGCGCGATGTCCGGGTAGTAGTTCTTGTTCTGCGATTCGCCGGCGCGCACCAGCACCGCGTCCCAGGCACGGCCTTCGGCATCCTTCGCCTCGAGGAACATCGACTCGCCGACGATCGACTCGCGCATCGACACCGGCTTGAACTCCTCGACCACCTCCACCGGCTCGGCGAGCTGCACCTGGTTCTTCTCGTCGAGCGTGTAGCCGAACTGCCAGTAGCGGCCGTCCTTGCAGACGATGACGCGCTCGGGGAACATCGCCTCGATCTCGAACCACACGTAGCTCTCGGTCGGCTTCTTCGCCGCGTCGAACCGGGCCTGGAGCGCCGCGCGCACCAGGCCCATGATCTGCGTCAGCTCGGTGCTCGCCGCTTCGCGCAGCGCTTCCAGCCCGACGATCCCGCCTGCGGGAACGAGCCTCACGCTAGGCGCGCGCCTCGTGCCGGCGGCCGTCGATCGTGACGATCGTCACCTTGCCGTCGTCGTACTCCTTCGCGGAGAGGATGTGCTTCTCGGCGAGCGGCTTCATGTCGGCCTTGAAGCCGGGGCGCTCCTTGCCGTCCTCGCCCTTCAGCTTGGCGGGCTTCGCTTCCTGCACCTGGATGTCCTGCTTGCCGAACAGCTTGATCGCGTCGGCTGCCTTGATCGTCTTGGAACCCATCGGCTCGTTCTCCCGGTAGTGGTCGCAGGCGCGCGGCCTGCAGCTCGAACGGCGCGAGATTACGGGGATGCGGGAGCGGGATTAACCCCGAAGAACTTCGGGGCGTGTTGCGGGATGCTGCGTCGTAGCTTGCCGCCGGCGGGCAGCGCCGTCAATACGGCGGGTTGCGCGCGGGGCGCCGGCGGGGCGATGATGCGGGTGTGAAGATCTTCTTCGGCCTGGTCGGGATCGTCTGTGTGCTCGCGGGCATCGGTTCGTGCGCAATGAGCAGCACCGGCGGTCTTGCCGGGGCGGTTGCCGGAGCCACGATCGGCACGGGGCTTTTCGCGGTCGGCCTGGTCGCGCTCGGCATCGCCGCCATACTGGAGGAACTGCAAGGCCTGCGCCGCACGCTCGCGGAGGGCCTGCGGTACTTCGCCAGGAAGGGAGAGCCCCCGCCGGGCTGATTTATCCGGCTAAGCCGCGGCGCGGCGCTGCGGGATGACGTCGTTCACCGACACCGAATCGTCGATCAGCGGCGAGCCCGGCTTCCTGCCTGGGCTGGAGACATCCCAGCTGTCCATGTACGGGATCGACTCGCAGCCGCAGTTGATCGTCTCGCCCGCTGGCGCGCCCGGGTCGCGCGGGAACATCAGATACACCGCCGGCTTGCCGAACGGCTTGAGCACGAACGGCTGGTCGACGTCGACCACCTGGCCGTCGGCGAGATCGTGATGCAGGCGCGAATGGATTTTGCCGGATCGGCGCCACTGCTTTTTCAGGCCGGGCAGTTTCTCCACCGCAGATTCCATGCGCGACTGCCCGGCCGAGGAGAACGCGCGGCCCAGCTCGGTGCGCACGATGCTGGTGGCGCGCGCGCGCGAAGGCTCGCCCAGGATCTCGGTCACCGCGCTGATGGCTTCCGAGGGCGATCGCGCGCCGATCACCACCAGGCCAAGCTCCGAGGTGATCGAGTTCGCCGCCTCGGTGCCGATGTCCTTGATGCGGCTCACCATGAAAGAGCGCATCGCCGTGAGGCTTCGCGTATCCAGGCGCGGCAGCACGCCGGCGACGCGCACGCCCGCCGCCTCGATCGGCGCGTCCACCAGGTCCTCGCCCATCTGCCAGGCGCGCGCGGCCGCGCTCGAGATCTTCGCGCCGCCCTGGTCGCCGAACTCACCGAGCGCACGGCGCACCTCGCGCTCGAGCGGCGGCAGCGACCAGCGCTGGTAGTCGCTCGGTTGCGAGGCCATGATGTCCACGATGGCGCGCTGCGCCGAGCGCAGCATCACCACCAGCTCGTCCCTGGTCGAGCGCATCAGGCCGGTTTGGCCCCGGACGATCCTGGCGCGGGCGCGGTTGAAGATCAGGGCGCGTTCGGCAGGAGTCATGCCCACCCTCCGGTTGCAAGTTCCGGCCGGCCGATAGGCCGGTCCACCCCCCCCTGAAAAGCCCGAAAGGGCGAAATCTGGGTTTCGAGGCGACGTTGGGTCGGTTGCCGGACCCCCTTAATCGCCTCGACGCTTGGATTTAAGAGGGTCTTAACAGGGGTCTGGCCGAAAGTGCGTGGGGTAGGGCGTCCTTGGGCCGCCGCGCGCAGCCAGCGCAAAACGCCCACCCCCCCATTTTGGCCCAATTCCGCCCATGCCCTGATGCAAACCAAGTGGCGCATCCGGTCAGGCCGCGAGGCGCAGCTCGATCGCCAGGAGCAGCGCGATCGCCAGGTCCTCGTCGTCCCACCGCGGTGTTTCACGGGGAACAGGACGCGCGAGCTCGCCCAGGATCTGCTCGCGGACGGGCGAATCGCCGGAGACCACGACGCGCAGCTGCGGCCGCGGCGCCGGTTGGGGCGCGGGCATCGTCGTAAGCAGCGTGAGCGGCGGCGCCAGGTGGAGCTCGGGCGCGGGCTGCTTGCGGCGGCGCTTCGGATATTCGCCGGTGAGCCTGCGCCACGCGCCGTCGTTGACGTTCGGCTGCTGCTGCGCGCCAGCGAAGCCGAAGGCGGCGGCGATGTCGTTTGCTTCCACCGCGGCGCCGGCGCCGGTGACGTTCTGCGCGATGACGCCCGAGGCGCTCGCGGTGTCGTTTTCCTCGATCGCCGCCGCGCTGCCCACGATGTTCTCGAGCACCAGGCCAACGCCGCTCGCGATGTCGTCAGCTTCCGTCGGCGTGGCGGAACCCGCGACGATGACCAACCCGCTCGCGGCCGGGGTGTCAGCGCCTTCGCTGGCGGCGCTCGCGCCGATGACCTCGACGAGGCCAGCGCCCGCCGCGGTGTCGTTCGCTTCGCTCGGCGCGGCCGCGCCGGCGACGTTCTCGATAACCAGGCCGGCGCCGCTCGCGGTGTCGTCGGCTTCCGCCGGCGCGGCCGAGCCGGTGATGTCGATCGGGACGCTGCCGCTGCCCTCGGCCGTGTCGTTCGCCTCGGCCGGTGACGCAGAACCGATGACCGCGAGGGCGCCGCTGGCGGCGGCGCCATCGGCCGCTTCGACTGGTGCCGCGGCGCCGACGACCGAGACGAGGCCGGATGCGGCGCCATCGTCCGCTGCCTCAGACGGCGACGCCGTGCCGAGGACGCTGACCGTGCCGGCCGCCGTCGCCGTATCCGTCGCTTCGTTCGGCGTAGCGCTGCCGGTGACCGTGAGCGTGCCGGAGGCAGCGGCGGTATCCGGCGCTTCGGTTACCGCGCCGGTGCCGGTGACATCGCCACCAGCAACAGCGGGCTTGATCGCCCACACCATCGACTGCGAGGCCGCGTCGGTCTGCGTCCAACTGAAAGTCCCGGTCGCCGTAGGCCCTGCGGCCTGCAGCGCAGAGGCGT